TCTAACCTCAGCCTCTTCAGCTGCCTTAGCTTCCGCCTCAGCCTCTTCAGCTGCCTTAGCTTCTTTATTCTTATCCGATTTACTTAATGGCATTATTATCTCTCCTAAAACTAAAGACCTAACCGGTTGAAAGTAAAATTTTCAACCGGTTAGGTACAGTTTATGAAATATCTAGAACTTTAAAAGCTGAGTCAAACAGACGATAAGCCATGCGACCCCAGTCTACTCGGAAGAAGTTAGTACGCTGCAGGATCATACTCTCAGTAGCTGAGTACGCTGCAGACGCATTAGTAACTTCACGAATTGCAAATCGGCTATCAAAGCCCATGATAGTGTTTGCACCAATTACAGAGGTAGGCGCAATCATTACGTTAGGTACGCCTAGACTTACGTTCAACAGGTTAGCATCTGCGTTCAAGCCGTAAGTTCCCATGTTACCAGCGTTAGTGCCACCAGTATTTGGATCGAAGATTACAGGGCGACCTACTCGATTCTGGATAGCCAGATAGGTGTCTAAGTCACAGACAATAGAATCAATGTTAACTTTACGTTCAAAGTCATAGAGCCATTTGATCCAGCCTTTTTGGGTAACTGTACCAGCTGCTGCAGTAGCGTCATACACTGCCATCGCCTCTGCCACCAGAGCAGAATCACCTGTATCTAGGTTACCTGACTTAATGTTGGCAATATCTCTCCAAAGAGTCCGTAGGTTTTCTCCGTTGGTCTGCTCTTGAAAAATCAGGCCAACTAAATCGATAGACACCGCTGTAGCCGCTTGATCAGAGATCTGAAGGCCGATGCTGTTAGTCATAATCGACTTAGCAGTATCACTCGTAGTGATACTTACCAAAGTTTTTGGCAAAGAGTTCTGAGCCATCGGCGCAGAATCTTCGCCTTTTGGAGCTGTTACATTGATAAGCGGCTGAGTGAACATGGGGGACGCAATGGTCTCCCGGCTGCCTACCATACTGTTCCAAGATTGAAAATCTATAGAGTGGTTTTCAGTAAGGGACTCATTAAGCAGCCCTAAAACCGTCTCTGGAAAGAATACCCGAGAAGCCGGAGTAGTGCCCTGTTGAGATGGGGCTACGATACCGCCACCAGAAGACAGACCTTCTCCAGCCATTCGCGCAGTGTGGACGCTGCCGTTAAGCACATCAGACATTTTTGATACTGCAATGCCGTTAGCCGGGTCAGCTTTGGTATAGATACCTACTGACTGTTGACCCTGTTCAAAGGCCGTACCGAAATTAGCTACATCAGCATCTGGATATTTCAGATTGATATACTGGCGACAAGTAATTCCAGCTTTTGATGAGGCTTCATAATCGCCAAGGCCCAATTCACCTGTCTTAGGCTCTGAGTTACCTATAGCATAATATTTAAAAGTTGCTTTCATTTTAGTTTGCTCCTGGCTTAAATGCGTTTAAGGCGAACAGTGCGACCCGCACCAGCACCGATAACAGCAATAACTACCCATTTATACCGAAGGGGAGTACCCGCCGCAATTTTGACGTTAGCCAGTGCAAAAGTACCTAATACCCCAGCAGTCCCAGCCACTACAAAATCGTCAACTGCCAAAGTGCCAGCCTCGTCTAAGGCTTCTGCTCGACCATCGGTACGAACGCCACCTACTGAATGACCATCTGAGGTTGCCATGTTTACTGACTGAACAAACCCAGCGATTTCATCGCCATCTGCACAAGGGTCCATTTGGTCACCGTTGTACTTAACGGATTTGCCAATGTCCTTATCTGAAAATTGCTTGGTATTATTACCCAGGTTTTCCGTGTCGTCAGGCTGATACGGCTGGATTGTAATCTGTCGTTTGGTGGCCATCTGAGGACACTCCTAAGTTGATAAAGGGTTTAACTGCTCTTGCGAACAATGCCGTGAGGCATGTTACTAGAGGCAGCCTCTTCGTTTTCAATCTGAGAAGTTGTGGCCGATGCCGAAACTTGCCCTGAGTTGAACTTTTCCAAGAAAGCAGACCGCACCTTCTCATGTTGGGTTACTATTGTAGCAGCTGGTAGGCCCTCTAAGTCTATAGGGGTAGCCGACAAAGCTACCTGCATCCGTTGCATGCTGGTCATAGCAATGGACACCAATCCACTTTGATCGGCTACAGCAGTAGCAAGTGAGGCTTCCGCTGTAGCAGCTGAGGCTAGAGCTTCAGAGAGTTGAGTTGTTAGTTTGGAGTTCTCAACTTTAAGATAAGCTACCAACTCGGTATCTTCAGTAGTCTCTTCTAGAGAAACTGCTGGAAGGGCTTCCGCTGAGATTTCCTCAGCATCCACTTTTTTAGCTTCTGCCTCAATAGTAGACTCATCTGAGGCTAAGATTTCCTCAGCATCCACTTTTTTAGCTTCTGCCTCTGTGCCTCCAACCTCAAGTACGGCCTTTGCTCTATCTGATTTCAGTACAACTGCTTTCTTTTTACGTGCTGGCATGTCAACTACCTCTGTTGATAATGTATTACTGTTTTCGGCGTTAGCTTCTGCCACCACCAGTAGGTCGTCAACCAAGGCTGACAGTGTTGAGAACCCATCTACGAGTCCTACGCTTATTGCTTCTTGCCCAAAAAATGTCTTACCTTCTGCCCACGCATCTTTAGTCGCTATGGTTAGGCTTTTACGATACTCAGAACAATGGTCAAGGAAGAAGTCATACAGTTGGGCCGCTTTTCCCTCAGCCTCCAGTATAGCCGACTCACTGGTCTCCTCAGCTGGGTGAGCCAGAGCCTTGTATTTGCCTGCTCTGATAATCGTGTAATTAATCCCTTCTTTACTAAGATAGGCGTTCATGGAGAATAGAGTAATTAAGACTCCTATGCTCCCGGCTTCTGACATCTTAGTTATAGTAATCTTTTTAGAGGGGGCTGCAAACCAATATCCGGCTGAAAAAGCCATACCCGTGACGTGAGAGTAAACCTCAAGTCCCGAGGAAATAGCCCAGTTCAGAGTAGCTGTGGCGGTTTCTAGTCCGGCAACGCTACCTCCACCGGTATCCATGTTCATGACCATAGAAGTAACCAATCCAGCTTCTTTGGCCTCCACCACCTCCACCAGCGCCCTAGAAATTTCTGGGTAAGAGACCAGCCCACTGTATTGATTCCACCACGCATCCTCTGTAACCATAGAGCCTGTGATGTTTAAAACAGCTACAGTACCTTCAAGTTGTAAGAGGTAAGAATTGAACTCTGGTTCTGCCAGCTCGTCGTGTTCCTCTGGGTAAGGCTCAGCATAAGCTTTAGTGATCTCCTCCATTCTACTGGAGTTATCTCTACCAAACTTTAGCCCTTGAAGCGCGTCTAACCAAGAGCTTTCTGATCCTAGCCACATAGATCTGTTCATTGGGAACTACCCCCTGCTTTTTTAGGTGTGCCGGGGTCGATGGCTTCCGCTTGCGCGTCTCTAGGTGCCCCTACTTCTTTTACATCCGTCGCGCTCTGCTTATAAAACATAGTTCCACTCAAGGTTGGCGCTCCAGCTGGACGAGTCCCAGTGCCTAATTTCTCAGCTGCTTGGTCATCCGTTAGGAATCCTAGAGATAACTGCTCTAGGATTCGCGCTTGTTGCATAGCCTTATAAGCCTCTAGCTCATCTTCAGGCCGTAAGTTAATGGGATTAAATCTGAATTTTATATAAACATCAACCCCATAGAGCCTAACAGCCAAAGTTAATGCTCTGCTCATCACGTCTTCAACAGGTTTTTGTATGCTCTTTGCTATCTTTAAAAACACCATTGATTCTGTATTAGATAGAGACTGAGACCCCTCCAACCGTAGCCCTAGTATAGAGGGGTGCGATTTTAGGGAGGTAGCCAGCATGCCTGATATAGCCGTTAAGAGCTGAGTGTAATCCGCTTTTACATCCTTTGCTTGTAGATCATCCGCCTCAATGGAGTCATAGGTTACCAAGGCATCCTCTGGCTCCATCCCTCTTACAAGCGTAACGACCTCATCAAGGGCAGCAGCCATAAACGCTGATAATTTTTTAGCATCATCCTTAACGTCGTCAGGTGCAGCCGCAGCTACTTTCTCTGAGTCTAGAGTTATTATGAGCCTTGAGTGGCCGGTAGATCGTACCGATCTACGCATGTCCTCCACAAACTCTGTGTAGTAGACCGCTGTTTCTATAGCGGGTTCCAACATGGGGGAGGCATACACTTTAGTCGGGTCTTGATGGACAGTGGATGTCCAATAAGTGGCAATGTTAAGAGGTATATCGTCGCCACCTACAAACGCTCCAGACTGTACTGGGTGCTTAGTTCCATCCCCGTTTGAGGCCCATTTAATAGATTCAGCCGGGGTGATAACTATCCTGTCTGGAAGAAAGGCTTCGTTTAAAACTAGCTCAGCACCTACAAAGGAGGTGAGGTTAGCCTCTCTTAGCATGGTCTCTATTAGAGAGTCTAAACTCATTACATCGGCGTAGCCCTTGCTGTAGTCATACAGGGTGTCCAACCGAGCCATTACTGACTTAGCTACATTGGTACCGTCTTGGCTGTGTTCATTAGTACCGGTAACATAAGCAGTAGCCGTGAACCCTGATTTAGCTATCTCAACAAAAGAAAACACTGCCGAACTAACGTGCCCCGCTTTCTTACAAAGCTTCCGCAAAGCGGTAGCTTGGGAGGGCTCGTTTCTAATGTCTTGAACGCTTTGGTTGTAATACCCGCTAGAGTCATTAGGAATCACTCCGTTTTTAGCGGTTTTTGAGCTAATCGTTTTAGTCGTAGCTTTTTTAGCTACGCTTCTAGGCAGCACTACTGCATTGTTTACATTCTTTTTAGCCATTTGTTAGCAACCTATTTGGTCTTAACTTTAACTTTGGCTGCCATAGGAAGTACGCCTTGTACTCCTGGAACCGAAAACCGCTTGTCGAGTAGAGTAGCAGCGATATTAAGATAATTCAAAGCATGTCCGTAATGATCTGCTCCTGTACTAGTCCAAGAGGGGGTTACCTCCCCCTGATTGTTCTTGGTGCTGATCCGTTTCAAATTGCCTAAATGTTCTATTACTGCCTCTGTTTCGCCCATCTTTGGAAGGGAGAAGCGACCAGCGTTGACCTGTCTAGCGGCTATGTCAAAAGATTCAGTACGAACAGTGTTGATAATTCCTTCCTCTTCTTTTACTAGAAGATGAGACAGCGTACCCTTAGACTTTGCTCTTACATAGTAGTTTGCATAGGTTCTTCCTAGAGGGAAGGCAGATACAAACCCCATAGAGGTGGTGAAGTCTGGGCCTGCATCTACTACGGCCTTGGTGACTCCAAACCATTTAACCAAAAAGCAGAGCCTAGCTAACAGGGCTCCGTCTCCATCCTGCCTGATTCTTTCCGCCCAAACGATATCAATCTTAGATCTTTCAGTAGGCTTTCCCACCAATACCCAAGAGATTTTCCCTATGTCTACTCCCATCACCAGTCCTTTGTGGCGGTACTTAGACAGGTCTGCCCCATCAGACCCAGAGGGGGGTTGTAGGGGGGCTACTGTTTTGTGGTTATTCAGAACATCTCGTAAGAAGCTTGATTCCGCATCTTCTGCCGGTAGCCCAACCTTAAAGTTTATCCAATCTGACTTTCTATCGTAGTTCGCCAGTTCGTATAAAGTTTCAGAAAATATGTCTGCACTGGGGGCATCGTAGGGGAATACTTGATACCCCTTGACTTCCCTAGTTGGGAACTTATGCACCCACTGCCTCTTCTCTGGATTAAGAAAGGCAGTGGGGTCTATAGGTTGATGACACTCTGGACACTCTACAAATGCCTCAGAAACCTTATACCTAAAGTCTAGTAGATCCTCCCTTTCAAACTCATCCATTAGCCCTTCGAATCCAGGCACCCTAACGTCTTCCATGAATTGTGGAAATACGGTTGAATAACAATGGTTACACTCTACTCCATACGCTGCTTGACTAGAAGTCTCAAAAGATTTACTGATACCAAATCCACTGCAAGTGGGGGTAGAAAACTCTCTGCGTAACCCTCTGCTGTTCCCTCTTTTCTCTGCATGGCCAAGTCTAGAAGAGAACGTGGTTAGGGCTTGTTGGTTGGAGAAATCCACTTCGTCATTGATCAGGATATCTGAAGGGATAGAGATAGCTGCCTTTTGCGTAAACGTTCCTAGAACATAGAGAAAAGAGCTTCCCAGCTGTTTGACCGCCACGTTGTCTAAATTCCTATTCAACATGTCGTTCAATACCGTACTATTTTGAACGACTGGATCAAACCTAGTTTTAGAGAACGTAGCAGCGAACGACGAAGTAGGTAGGGTGTAGATAGCCGTGTGGTTTCTTAGAGTAGCCAGGAGCGCTAAAGTCATTCTTACCGATAATTCAGACACACCCACTTGGGAACACTTACGAACGACCACTCTCGCAGCTGGGTCGTTAAGTATAGCCTTTTGAAACTCATGACCAGCGAACGACCATGGTTTGGTGTTATCTTTTGGGTGGGTTGTGTTCTTCTCAATCCAATACGCCAGCCGAGTAAGATCTATAGAGCTGGAAACCCCTACTTTTACTCTATCTAAAAAAGACCTTGCTTGGCTGTTTAGCATTATTTGTGAGCTCGTCCACCAAACCACCAGGATACTGCTAAAGTGGTAAGAAACAACAGGTCGTTAACCACTTTAGCAAATATAGCTCTTGCTTGAGCTGCATCTGACTTAACCAGTTCAGGTATGCTCATCATATCTACCAACATCCAAGAGGAAATACCTACTAATGCTAGGGTTAGGATAGGTCTGGTTAGCCCCCGTACCGTGTCTACAAACCCGTCGTTATAGGCTGTTTTATCATGGGAATAGCTGACCTGCACTAACTTAGAAGCTTCAATTTCAGCCGCTACCTCGCCTTCTATAGTAGCTGTTTTAATCTTGCCAGCAGTCTCAGCCGACAACCTATCTATATGGAGTTTAGACTCTAACTCCATATCTTTTCTATCCTGCTCTCGTAAAGTCATCTCATATTGATGCTTTTGTTTGTCAGAAAAATACCCTAATGTTTTATTAGCTAAACCCCCTGCGGTGCCTAGCATTCCTCCACTGGCTGCCGCACCGACGGTACTTACTATGGATTCAAGCATTTTCAATCTCCAAAGTGAACGTCTTTTTACCTGTAAATTTATGGAGTCTACGCATTGCAGCTTTGGACTGTAAAACCGCCAACTGCCCTGACAGCCTGCCTACCCTTAATCCGGGTAACAGACACCCTCTAGAAGCTGATTGGTGGCCTTTGGCAACGTCTCCGGCAAGATTTCCAGAGTGAACTAGTATGCCAGACCTATCAGGTACTTCAGATACATGGTAAACCTCTCGATACTTACCGGAAGCTGATCTCTTTAAAAAGTCTACTGTGTAGCTACCTGCTGGTATCCTGCTGACTCCTCGCCTATTTTTCCTACTAGGAAGTTCTATAACATAACACACAAACTGATCGTTAAAGGTCAGAAGTCCTAAAGTACCTTGGTCACTCTCTGCTACTCTCAATACCTTAGCCCCCGCAAATATTGGCGGGTTTACCTCCTCCTCCTTCTTCTTCTTCTTCTTCTTAGAAAACCGGCTTATTATCATTCTACTTTGTTGTCTTCTTTAGCCCTTAAATAAGCAAGTTTTGTATCCTGTTTTCCCACTTCAACGTACAGCTCAAATATTTTATCAGATAAAGTAGTTTGCAATTTTTCTAGAGTATTCTCTAATCTATTCAAATCTCTAACATACCCAGAGCCTACCATACCCACCATTACAAGGATCAAAGCGAATGCAGATAAATAGTTTGCCCACGGAGTTTTTTGGTTTTCCTGCTGCTTAGACTGAGCGCCATCAAAGGCATCCACAAGATTTAGCATGGTCTTATTCATAGCGTCCATGCCAGCCTTCATTCCTGACATCTCATTAGAAAGGTCTTTTACCTCTCTGTCTATGGTGAGTCTCCAAGGGTCGCCAGGTACATCGTCATGACGGTTTTGCATATCAGTGGCCATATTTCCTAATCTTTATTAATAGGGATTCATGAAGGGTTTCTCCAGAGGCTGTGGTTATAGCTACCCACGCAAGATAGTCCTCTCCTAAGTCTCCGCCCGATACCTTTAGGCTAGAGATAAACCCGGTAAACTCAGATTCCAATTCGGTTATGCCCACCGGTAACGTCCAAACAGCAGAGACTATTGGAGAGTTCTGAAGCTCTGTAGCATCCCACCTCAATCCGTACCACTTTTCTGAATCTGGGTGTTTTGGGTCTGCATTTCTAATCATTAGAAGTACCTTTTAAGGCTGGGTCTCTAGTGGTGAGCATAGTACACCCTTGTCTCTGCTGGTACGTCTATTAAATTAAGGGGTATAAAAATTGTTGCTGGATTTCTCACTAAGAAAGCGGCTGTATTTTCCAATGCAGACTGTACTTGCACTGAGTGTACAGGACTTACCTCAGCGGCGTTGGCTACCTCAGTCGCTATAGCCACGGTAATAGCTATGTAACCGTACACATCTACCAAAAAGGCTGAGTTAGCCTCAACCGCTTGGGATACCGATACCGAT